TATCTACGAAGGGTTAAATGAAGGTTCGGTAACCGATTAAATGAAGCTATAAAGCCTAAATCTTTCGAAGTATGACAAATTATGTAGTAACAATTAAAACTCAAAGTTATGAAAAGATATTTTGTAAACGGAAAAGAGATAAGCGAACAAAAAGCAAAAGAGATTGAAGCTAATAATAAAAAGTACATGGAAAGCAACGATCTTTCTCTTTGGGCGAAATGTGAATTTATAACAGTTATCGGAAAGTAAAACAATTGGGGGTAACACCCCACATAAAAAAAATAAATATATGACTACTTACATTTATAAAGGACAAAAGATAAGCCACTCCAAAATATTATCCCTATTGCGTAGTGCAGGCATTTACGGAGGAAACAAACTATCATATTATGATAGTTTTGGTTAAAGCTGCCGAAAACGGAAACGAAAGAGCCACGTATATTTTGAGAGATTTAAAGGTGATATAATAACCGTGGGAAACCACACAATATTAAAAGATATGTTGAAGGTAGATATAAGAAATAGGATATTAAAACCAAAGGTTGGTGAGATTATAACCGTAATAGGAGATATATATACCACGGTAGCGGAAACTATACCGGACGAAAACGGGAGATGTGAGTCATGTGCTTTCAATGATGAAACAAAGGTAGGAGGTGATTGCGGTGATTTTGTGAGTTGCTCTAAACTTAACCGTAAAGATAATGTTATGTTTAAACTAATAGAAAGAAAGAGAACTAAGGAGGTTGAAAATGAATAGAATATCTTTGTCGGATAGAGATAGATTCGTACCGAAAGAGGGTGAAGTATTTTTTGCAGAAGTTCCGGGAAAGGGAATAGACCGGAAGGTAGAGGCGGTATTATTGAAAGACAATAGCGGTTGCAAGAATTGCGTATTTTTTCAAGGCGAATTAAAAGACTTGTGTATGCAAATAAACTGCCTTAACAGAGGAGGGCAATTAACTTTTAGGAAGGTCAAACGTATAAAAAAGTAATATTATGAAGAAATTAGATTTATCAATGCTACCTATTGACCTAAAGGTAGGTGAGGAAATGGAGGTATTAACGCCAAAAGGTGATAAAGTTACAGTAATGTGTGTTGAGGACAAAAGAGAAAATATGTGTGATTGTTGCTTCTTTGGGGAAATGGGTTTAAACCTTTGTAATCACGTCAAATGCAATTTACCTGAGCGTGAAACAAAAGATAGTGTAAGTTTCCAAGAAGTAAAAAGGGAGAGAATGCGTAGTAACGAGAAAGGAGAATTATTATGAAAGAAGTGATTGACTTTAAAATCGGTGAAGAATACAAGGAGGGTGATATACTAAAGACGAGAGAAGGGGTATATTTGCTCGTAAAAAAAACGACTAACAAACATTGCGTTGAGTGTTGCGATTCGTGTTGGTTCTTTCATTCACCTTTTGACGTATGTGTACAGATGGACTGTACCGCAGGAAATTTTTATTTTAGACCGTTCGAGACGTACAAAGAAGGAGAGGAATATAACGTAGGTGATCTACTGAAAATACCGAAATTCGGAGAGACTGGAAAGTTTATCCTTTCGATGGCGGTAGAGGACGATATTATAGATGAATCTAACAATAACAGTTGCGAACGATGTACATTCAACAACTGGATATACCCTACGGGAGATTGTTGCTCAAAAAACAAATGTGTAGATTGTCTCAGAGATATGAATAGAGACGATGTGTTTTACAAAACGTTGGCGGAGGTATCGGAATGAAGCAAAAGAAAGTGAGAGATTTTGAGGTGTTCAAAGTAGTACACCCGATCACAGCAAACGAAGTAACAATTCAAGCAATACCACGGGATACAATTTCATGCAACGGATGTGCCTTCCGTAAAGGAGATTTAGAAAGCATGTGTAAAGCATATTTGTGCATGAGGGAAAGAACATTAGATTGTTTAGTGTTCAAGGTAGTAAAGTAGAAATTCAAACTAAATGTTACAGAGTTTTAAAAGTTAAAGTATTAATTTAAATGTGTTGACTTATGAACAAAGAAGTTGTTTTAATGCTCTCAGAGCTAAGATCGCAAATTGATGATACAATTAGACGTGTTGAGAAAGAAAGTTCCGCAGATAGCAAAGAAATAATGCCTACGTTGAACTGTTGTGATTTGATTGATGTAGGCGATTTTTTACTCTCCCCTCACGTTTTTTTAGATTGGTGTGTTAACTGTGGTTTTTTGGATGTGGAAGAAGAAGTATTCAATATAGGAGGGCATTCGTTAATTGCGCATAAATACGTATCAAAAAACGATCTAATTAACTTGGATAAAAACGGGAGTGTAACCGTTCACCCTTCATTGCTGTATGTCTATTTAAATAGTGGAAAGGATGTGTGACAATACAAAGGATTGGGAGGAATACTACGAGGATGTGAGTAACTCCGAAAAGGTGGGCAAATATATTGCCGATATGATAGATCGCAATGAAAGGGAGAGACTAAAGAAGCTTTTAGATATTTGCGAGAAAAGCAAGGATCGCGGTTACAATCTTCCTATCGACTGCGAAATATATCTTCCTTTATGTGATTTGTTGTATCCGCAGAAAATACCTGGTTTTATGATGTGGGCTGATAAGATGGGGTATATTCGGCGTGAGGAAGATAAGATTATCATTGTTTCGTCTATGATTAAAAGGCGGCTTATCGTTGGCTCTCTTAAAGTTATGCCGGAGATTGTGGAAGCGTTTGTTTTATACAGAAGTCATGTAGGTTAGGAGTCTTCGGACTCCTTTTCTTATTTATAAACATTTCGTTTTTATCCGTCTTCGGGGAGTTCGAGACTAACGTTTTAATAATCAATATCTTTGCAAAATTGCTTTTTATTCATACTTTTGTACAAACTAATATTTGAATTATGGAGATTTATAATTATTTTCTTTCTTGCGTGCTACTTGTTTCGTTTGTAGCGGCATTTTGTGTTAACTTTGCCCGAAAGACGGGTGTAATTGAACGGATGTCAGTGTTTGGTGATTCTTGGTTATCTAAGGTGTTCCGGTGGTATGGTGATAGATCACTGATTAACGAGCTAATCAACTGCGATTTCTGCCTATCGTTTTGGGCGTGTGTTATTTGTTCAGTGATCGTGTCGATCGGAACGCTAAGCCCTATTTTCATCCTTACACCGATCTTTGCAACACCTATTTGTAGAATTTTAATTTAATGATTATGGAGATTAGAAATTATGTATCAACTATCCCGCCTTTCGAGATCGTGAAGGCGGTTAAGTTTAACGGTGATGTTCACGAATTAGCGCAGTTATTGCCAAGTTTTGAGCTACTTTCCGCAATGGGTGGCGTAATGATGGCGCGAATAAACGGCAACACTTTTCGGGTGTTTAATAACGACTATATCGTTCTTGGCGAAAATGTTACTTACTCAGTCGATGAAGAAACGTTTGCCATATTATACGAGCAGGCAGATAAGGAGGTGACGAATGAACACGATTAAGGTAGGGAATCACACGGTAACGGTATACGAAGGCATTGATGAGATGCCTATCGTCCGTTATCAGAAGTTTAACCGTCTTATGCTGATTGAGTCGGGAGTCGGTAGCACTATTGAGGAACTCGACACGCATTTGCAACGTGCTATTGTCTATTGCAGGACACAGCCGGAACATACGTATAACGAGCTAATGAATCTAAGGCAGTGTTTCAATATGGCGTCGAATGGATTACATCCGGGAATGATGGCTTTTGCCGCCTTCGTTAAATCGGTCGATGGCGTGGAATATCCGGTTAACGCGTCCGACTCTGATCTAAAGGCGATATTTGACAGTCTCAGCGATGCAACTATTAACGAACTTTCTGAACCGTTTCAGAAGGTCAAAAAAAAAAATAGAGGCGGAAGTATCGGTATACTTCCCACGGATGGCGGACGATCCTCTGATTAAAGAGTATTACGATATTAAACTATCGCTGATAAAAGCAAAGCTAGATAGCCTTGTGAACAACGTAGATAACAGTGAGGAGGTGAAGGAAATAGAGGATAAGTTACTAACCTTCTTTCCGCCTCGAATATTCTACGGTACTGATTCTGTCGAGATAAAGACGGACAAGGAGTTTCAAGAAATGTGCTTAGTTATCACGCAGAATATGCACATAAATGCACGTGAAATGTCGGTGTCTGAGTTTTACACCGCTTTCGAGATGATTAAGAGACAGGCAAAAAGGAGTAAGAACAAATAAATTTAAATCAAATGGCGAACGAAGTAAAGGGAATAAAGTATAGCGATCTTATACAGCCTGACAGCAGTATAAAGGACGCTATTACGCAGTTGGAAGGACTGCAAAAGATATATGACGCTATGTTAAAGCGCATAGAGGAAGGTGCAAAAGGGCTGCAAAAGCCTATTTCCGAAGGTGGAGGCGCAACCGAGGAAGGGCGCAAAAAGATAGACGCCTACGAAAAACAAGTGCGATCATTGGCGAACGCTGAGATACAATTGAAATTGGCAATGACAGAGACAGCGCAGGAAATCGCAGTATTGAAGAAACAGACAGCCGATCAAAACTATCTGAATAAGTTGCAGGCGAAGTTGGCTAATAGTATGGCAGGAAGCTATAACGCTTTGTCGGCACAATACGAGCTAAACAAAATAAAGATGAACAATCTTTCGCAGGCTTATTTGGAGAATACGGAGGCAGGAAAGAAGCTTGTTAAAGAGACTGCGGAAATTTACGCAGTGATGGATAAATACCAAAAGAGCACGGGAAAGCACACGTTAAGCGTGGGTAACTACAAACAGGCGTTCGATGGTTTAGGCTTTTCTATATCACAGGTCGCTCGTGAACTCCCGTCCTTGGCGATCAGCACAAATACGTTCTTCCTTGCTATTTCCAATAACATTCCGATGGTTATAGACGAGATACAAAAGCTTCGTGCGGCAAACGAGGCGGCAGCTAAAGCGGGGGAAGCGCAGGTAAGTATAACCGGGAAACTGGTTAAATCTCTATTCTCTTTTAATACCGTGATGGTATTGATATTAACCGCCTTTTCTATTTGGGGTAATGATATAATCAACTGGATAGGTAGCCTATTTAAAGGTAAAACAACGGTAGATCAGTTGAAAAGGTCTACTACCGACTTGAAAGATGCCATGTTAGAGGCTGGAAAGAGTGCCGTAAACGAGTCTGTGAGACTGAACATTTTGTATAAAGCGGCTACCGATTCCACGCGCAGCCAAAACGAGCGTTTGAAAGCTGTTAAGGAGCTAAAGAAAGAGTATCCGGAGTATCTTAAAAACCTCTCAGATGAAGCTATTATGACGGGAAACGCATCAAAGGAATACAAGGAACTTGCAAAACACATTCTATCGGTCGCAATGGCACGTGCCTACGAGGAAAAGATACAAAAGAACGCAAAGGAAGTTATTGACCTCGAAGAAAAAAAGAACCAAGTATTAGAGGAAGGTCGGAAGACTTACCAAAAGCAACAAAAGGAGATCGAGGAACTTAAACGTTCGTCTAAGGGTATCGGTGTTGGTGCGGTGGCTTTGGAAGCGGCTTTGCAAGGGCAGGCGTCCGCATGGAATACCGCCAAAAAGGAGGCAAAGAGCTATGACGAACAAATAGCAGTTATCAATAAGTCGAGTGAGGAACTTGCTAAAAAGGTGGTTATCCCCGATCTTCTTGCAGGGGACAAAGGAGGTAAGACGAAGGAAAGGACAAAGAAGGACTTTGATCTACAAGCTGAGTATGAAAATAGCCGTATAGCTCTTATTATTGATTCACGTTTGAAAGAGCAGGAAGAACGTAAAAAGGCAACGACAGATGAACTGAAAAAGCTAAAGGAGAGTACAACGGAGAAACAAAGAGCTACGCAGTTGTATGCTGATACCGTCTACAATATCGAAGCAAAATTGCGTAGAGATTTGGAGAAACTGCAAAACGATTGGAAAGTAGAGGACTTGCAAATCACGCATGACCGATTGAACGAACGTCTAAAGGCTGTTAGACGCGGCACGGCTGACGAATTATTGATCCAAGTGCAGATACTCGAAAACGAAAGAGCGCAGGACGAATTGCGCATTAAACAGTCAACCGATAGCGAGCAGGTAAAGAATGAACGTTTGCTTATCCTGCAAAGGTCGTATCAACTTGCATCTATTCAACTGCAAAAGGACTTCACGGACAATCAAGACAAACGTATAATTGATCGGTCGGTGTTCCGACTTAATCAGCAGCAGCAGGCGGAGAGTGCCGCCTTTAATATCGTGCAACGTTCGGAGAAAGAACAGAGCCGTTTCCGGTTGAAATTAGAGCGTGAAAAGTGGGAGCAAATATTAGAGTTAACAAAGCAGTACGGAGAGCAAATCACGGGATACAACGTAAAGACGGTAGAGGATACCATTAAGGGGATAGACAATGCAATTAAGCGTGATACCTCCGGATGGGATAGCAAACAAGGCGTATTTGGCAATCTGTTTGATCTTGTTTTCGGTGACGCATTTAGCGCTAAAGATGGTAAGTCGGGCGCAGAGCGTGCGGAGCAGTTTAAAGACTCCATTTTAGAGGCTTCGGAGTTCGCCATAGAGAACCTAAAGAGTGTTGCGCAGGCAAGGGTAGAGGCGGCAGAAGTGGCAGTTCAAGCAGCCGAAAAGGAAGTGTCAGCCCGACAAAAGGTTTTGGACGCTGAGATACAAGCGAGGGCGAACGGATACGCCAACAACGTAGCAACCGCACAAAAAGAGCTTGATTTTGCCCGAAAACAACAGGAAAAAGCACTGAGGGATAAGAAGAAGGCGCAGAAGCAGCAAGAACGCATAGATACACTTATGCAGGCAAGTTCTTTGGTAACCGCAACCGCTAACCTATGGAAAGATTTAGGTTTGGCAGCGATCCCGGCTATTGCGTTGATGTGGGGATCATTTGCTTTTGCTAAGATAAAAGCCTCACAGCTATCTAAAGCCTCGCAGGACACGGAGGAATACGGTGACGGTACGGTAGAAATGATCGACTACGGAGGCTCACACGCATCCGGAAACGATGTAGATTTAGGCACGACTAAGGACGGTAAGCGTAGGCGGGTAGAACGTGGTGAATACTTCGCAGTAGTGAACAAACGTTCATCTCAGAAGTATAAGAAACTCGTTCCGGACTTGATTAATTCGCTAAATAAAGGTACTTTTGAACAGAAATACTTAAACGCTTATTCCGGTAGCGATGAAGTAACGAATATCATGCAGGGGTCAACGGTTGATCTGTCTAAGGTAGAAAAAGATCTTAAATCAATCAAAGAGCAGGGACGTGTTAAGTATATAACGGGTGCGGACGGCACTATAATTGAAGTAAGGGGAAATATTAAACGAATAATTAAATCATAATGAACGTTAAAGATTTGCGGTTTAAATTGGGGGGTGTAGAAATACATCCCCACTATTCAGAGCTAAAACGGAAGTTTGGCAAAGAGAATCAACAGGAGTTTTTCAGAGAGTCGATAGAGGGGAGTTTAACGCTGATCGGGGCGGACTACCTTCTTGTTAAAAATGCGAGTATTGAGGATATTTTGTACTTGCAGATAGAGCAGAAGGATAAAGGGCAGCTATCAACGCAGTATCAAGTAATATTTGAGGGCTATTTCAGTAAGACAGATTGTGAGATAGATAGCGATAACCGGACTTGCAAAGTCAAGATAAGCCCACGAGATGAATATACCGATATAATGAAGGGTATTGATAACAAATACGATCTTATCAAGCTTGCACCCGCATTGTCTCAAATAGGGGTATCCAAGCGTCCGATTGTGCAAGTTTATATTGCGGGTGCATCTACAATATCGAACTATCTTGCGGGTACTCACTACGAAACTGAGGTTTTCAACGTTGTAACGGATAACAAGGAGCTAACGGATAAGAATTTCTTTGCCTTCTTCGCTGCATACAACGAAATCGAAGTAAAGGCAGTACCTTATCAGTTCTTTAACGGGAAGTACTACGGAACGAATGGAACGTACACTAAATTGGATGGCAATTTCTCAATAAAATGGACTCTAAGCGAAGGTTTAAACATTGGTTTCCTTCACTTGGAAAATAAAGAGGGAACTATATTGTACCGATCAGATAGGATCAATTGGAGCGATAAAAGCTACTACTACATAGACGTTTCTGAAATAACATTCACAAGAATAGTAGATGATCCGACACTTCCTCAAAAGTTTGGCGGAAACACTGTTCTTTTGCAAAAGCTATTTCAAAGAATGTTGCTTAACCTTCCGGAGTTGGACGGTAAACCTACCGGGAAACTATCATCGGAGGACGTTTACCCTACAAATAGTAACTACATGTATGCCGCACCATTAAAGGGTAACTACTTTTATACGTCTACAAAGGTTCAGAACGAGCCGACAGAGTATGGTGTAAATGATGAAGGCAAGTATTTTACCGACAACTTCGTTCCGGCTGTGGCGGGTGCAGGAAAGCTGTATCCGGTATGCCGTTCACGATGGGGGAATATGTCGATTTGGTTCGAGTTTGATTTGTCCTATGCGCCATTGGAGGAAAGAGCGAGAAAGGAGTATGTTTTAAGGGACTCGTTCGCCATACAGGACGCTATTAGGGCGCTTATTAAGCAAATTGATCCCACTTTGACGCACGAAGCTACGGAGGAATACAGTAAGTTCTTGTATGCCGCCAATAACCCTATTTCCGGAGCTCCTTTTAAGGTGTTCATCACACAGAAAAGCAACATCCTAAAGGGTGAGTATGACCGTCCGGCAAAGAAAGCGGAAACAACCCTCAGCGATATAATGAAGATGTTGCGTGACACGATGAAACTATATTGGTTTATAGATGGCGATAAGTTTCGGATAGAACATATTTCCTATTTTATGAATGGCGGAAGTTATACCGGAAGCGGAACGGTCGGCATAGACTTAACAAAGCTTAGATATGCAAAATCGGGTCAGTTAATGACGTGGAAAACTAACACGGTCAAATATGATAAAACCGATCTGCCTTCACGGTTTGAATTTTCTTGGATGGACGATACAACAAACACGTTTGCGGGCTTTTCGATTGACGTTAAATCAAACTATGTGCAGGAGGGAAAGAAAGAAGAAGTAAGGGTATCTAACTTTTCGTCCGATGTGGACTATATGCTATTGTCCCCGGGTGACTTTTCACAAGATGGTTTTGCTCTGTTAGGAGCTACTCAGATAGGCGGCAAATGGAAACTTCCGTTTGTTACGTTCAATTTGGTAGACAAGAACAATAAGAAGTACACCGTAAACCCACAAAACGGCTACATGTCGTTCTTACACCTCGTTAAATACTACATGCACGATATGCCAGCCTCAGAGATAGAGCAGGGAGGCGATCAGACGATAAGAGTGAGAGGAATAAAACGGAGTATGACGCAAGATTTATCTTTCACATACGACACCACGCCAAACCCGGTACAACTGATAACAACGGATATAGGCAACGGGAAACCAATAACTATGACTGAGGACTTAACCACTCGTCAAATAACCGTATCTTTATCTTACACCCCCTTATGATAGGGGGTGTTTTCTTTTAAATTGCTATCTTTGTTCCTATAATCAATTTTTTAATCAAAATGGAAGTACATAACAACTTTAGTCCTTTGGCGTTTAGAAAGAAAGAATCTAAAGCCACATATGAAAAATGGTACGCTTTCGGGAAGAATTACGCTATCCCCGCAAGTGCAAATACGCTAACACCTTTCCAGTTTACAGAGTTGAACATACCAGTCTTTGATCCCAATACGATTGAGGTTGAGGTAATCAACGAAGAGACGGGAGAGGCGAAAAAATCGGGTGTATATGTTAGCTTTGATGTAATGCCCGAACATGGCGGTGTATTGTATGTGTCACCCGGCAAGAACTCATTTAGGGAGGCTTTGCCACAGGGGACGTATATAGCACGTTTTTCTATCGGTGAAGAAGTATATCTTTCGACTCCTTTTTGCGTTATACCCGGCATAGAAACGAGTAGCAAATATCTGTTGATTGAGTATTGGAACGATGAAAAGATCGCCTATCCGGGTGGCTTCATTACAACGGGTGCGAACAACGACTTCCGGTATCAGATGTATGTTCCGGCAACTATCTGCAAACCTAAATACGAGTTTGAAGAAGAGCTAACCAAACGTGCAGGATACAAGTTTTTGGAACTGCAAACGTCTACGAAGGTGTACGCCTTTACATTTGTTGCACCGGAATTTATTTGTGACGCTATGCGACTGATTCGCCTATCTGACTATATCCGAATTTCGCACGATGGCGAATATTACAACGCTCTCAACTTCGAGTTTGATGTTGACTGGCAGGAACAATTGTATTTGGCGGCTGTTGACTGCCAGTTTGAGACGGACTCAATTATACAAAAACTCCCTTCTTTCAATAGACGAGATAAAGCGTCTTTTTATAATGCCCTATTAGCGAACATTGATACACCTATAATGTTCTCTCCCGATACAGTAGGGCTGTATTACAAAGAGTATCGGGAAACAGAGCCAGTAGTCAAGGGTAAATTGATACGGGAGTTATCCCCTATTGACTTGATAGATGAAAATACAACTATTGCCGTTGATTTGGGGACAGGTGAGGCGAGAAAGTTTAACTTATACCGAATGTTGCAGGACTACATTTCTAAAGCCCATGAAGATGCAACAGACTTTTTGTTACACCTTCGTGGAGGCGCAACGTTCGGTGAGGGTATAACTGGTTCTTCCGCTTCTATCAACGCAGTAGGAGATGCGGAGGTGCAGGGTCTAAACGCACGTGTAACCAAAGTTAAATCGCTTGATTCGGAAGATCATGTAACTGTTAATAAAACAGCCTTTACCGTAAACAAACAAGGTGATACGGCTTTAAATGCGCTTAATGCGAGGGGAGTTTCCCGCTTGCAGCAAGATGTGTATACCGGAAATGATACCGGAAAGATCACCAAAGAAGGTCAATTGCAGTACCTTTCTGCAATTATCCAACAGTTCCTATCATCCCCTACTTTCGTTTCCGGTTTTCTTGGCGAGGGCTTTAAAATATGGGTCGATAATGGCAATTGGCATATAGAATGTGACAATTTGACAGTAAGACAGACTATGAATATATTTGAGCTACTTATCCAAAAGATAAGGAGCGTTAACGGTGCATTGGTCGTGTCTCAGTCGAACGGAAAGATTAAAAGCGTGTCGGAAGATGAAACGAACTACGTTATCACAATGGAGGAAGAAGGGGAAACGTTCCAGCCTAACGATTTAGTTCGGTGTCAAGTTTGGACGGGAAGCAAAACCAAATTCTATTGGGTTGAGGTTGCAAGCGTTTCCGGCAACTCTATTACTGTGAAAAAGTCCGAATTTACAGCCGGGAATAAGCCGGAAAAAGGCGATGAAGTGGTACAGATGGGTAACACGCAGAACGCACAAAGGCAGGCGTTAATCTATATCACAGCGCAGGAAAGCGGACACCCGTACATAGAGATATTGAACGGAGTTAAAACAAAATCGTTATCCGGTACGAATAGGACACGTCTTGGCGATTTAAGTAACATACAGGACTCTGCGTTCCCGGAAGGACAACAGCCATCCGGTAGCGGCTTGTATTGCGATAACGCTTTTCTTCGTGGTATATTCTTGCTGAGAAACGGCAAGTCAGTTGAGGATGAAGTAAACCAAGCGAAGCAAGATGCAGCCAACGCAGCGACAGAGGCGGAGAGAGCACAACAGACAGCACAGGAGGCGAAAGATCGGCTTAATAAATGGGCCGACGATGGTTTTATATCTCCTACTGAAAAGCCCGCTTTGATTGATGAAGGAAAGCGCATACAAGCAGAGTTTTTGCAGATAAAAAATAACGCTGACAAATACGGTGTATCCGTTACTGAATATACCAATGCTTATGAAGATTATTTAAATGAACTTAGATACCATTCAGCCCAACAGCCGGAAGATATTGCGGTGCGTCCGGAACTTGCAGGGACGCAAACGATATACTACGATCGGAGAAACGGAGCGTTGAACGCTATTGCGAACGCTGCAAAGAGCTACGTAGATGAAGCTGACATGAAGCTAAAGGAGTATTTAGATACGGAGATCACAGCGATACCCGGTAAGATCGAACTTGCTGTACGGAGTATGAAAACGGCTGATGTTAACTTGTTGAAGGGTTCGTATGAAGAAAAAGCAAATCTATCTTATAGGTTTGCAGCTTATCATTATGATACTCCTGTGGTTGATGGCAAGGAATACACTTTGACCGTATGCTACACTATTGGTAGTGGTAATACCAATATAGGTGTTTATTCTAATGGTGGTACAAACAAAATAGCAGACCTAACAACTAAGGGGGAAAGAGTTATAGAAAGCACAAAAGTAACCATGAAAGGATATAAGCCGGGTGAACCTTTATCTTTCTATCAATTCCCGAACGGAACATTTGGCTCTAAAATACATTGGGCTGTTTTAACCGATGGAAATTTGGGTGTCACAAGTTGGATACCATCCGCAAGCGAAAAAAACGTAGGACTAAAGAACCTATGTTCTTTCAAGCGTATTGTTGATTCGGGGTTTACTTATGCTTCAGACTATAAAGATGATGGGACTTTTTTCATTAATCTTGTTAAGTTAAATGTTGAAAGTCATGCACAGTCTCCAATAAATGACATGTTTGGTTTAACTTATGATCCAAATAAAAGATATTATATTTTTTGTGATTATTTTAGTTATACCACCCCCCCAACATCGGATAATCAAGCAACGTTAACCATATTTGTTAATTATACGGATGGATCACGTGATTTAGCGGTACATTTAGGAAAGAATAAATACTTTAATAATTATTTCCTTACTAACAAACCTATTAAATCTCTTTCCGGTACTTATGGATATGGTTTTAACCCACGTGTCAGACTTGGCGTGTACGAAACCAATTTCCCGGTTTCTTGGAGTCCAGCCCCCGAAGATCAACTATACCAGTCTGTGAAGTACACAGATACTCAAATATTGGCTGTTGATGGGAAGATCGAACTATCTGTAACTACGCAATTGAACAAGCGTATGATTGGTGGTGCTAATCTCTGTTTAAAATCGGGTGTATGTATTACTGGCGTAGAGAATCATCTTCGTATAAACATGTCTAAGTATTGGCGTGATTTAAGGGGAAAGAAAGTTACTTTGTCTTTTGATTATGAATATAGCAACCTTGTTTTAGGTCGAAATAGTCGTATAGGGCTGGAAGAAGGTGTATTAAAGGATGGTACATCAAACTATTACTATATCGGTGCGTGGAAGTACTTCGATTCCACTTCTTTAAAAGCTGATACAGGTAGATTAGTTCATACTATTACCGTTCCCAATGATATTGTTAACGCTCAGAATATCGGTGTAGGTTTCTATATTCAAGTCGGTGACGGTACTACGATGAAGATATGTAACCCTCAGATTGAAATCGGTGACACAGCGACCGGATGGAAACCCGCCCCCGAAGATGGCGTAAATGAGTCAAAGGAGTATACTAGACAGCAGATTAGTATCGTAGAGGGCAAAATATCGCTTGAAGTAAGCAAAGAAATTCAAAACACTCAATTCGGAGGTAACAACTTGTATAGCTACACGAGTTCACCGCTTAATCAAATGAGTTCTGAGCCAATGACTATAACAAGGCTTATAAGTGAACACGGATTTTCTTTGGTGGGTGCAAAAGACGGTCAGTCCCATGTTAGAATACCAAATATAATACCTTCTATTCCGGGTAAATATACTGTATCCGGATGGATAAAAGGGTCTCAAAGTACAACGCCAGGTATAACTATTGATGTTTGTGATTCCGCTTCTTTCCGTGTTCTTGCCACCCCCGACAACAATTGGAGTTTTTTTAAGCACACTTTTGATGTAAGCGGAAATGCAATTCATCCGGAAGTGTATGATTTTGTAGATTTACAAGATATTTCGTGGGCTTATATATGGGTTAAGGACTTTAAGGTAGAGTTTGGTGATGTTGCAACCGCATGGAGTCCTAACGAGCAAGACCCAGTATATAAGTCAGCAGAGTATACAAACGGACAGATAGATATTACGAATCGGTCCATAACGGCAGCAGTCACCCGTATCAGTTCAGCAGAAAACAGGTTAACGAGTGCAGAGTTAAAGCTAACAGATACAAGCGCAAAACTTACCGTTGTTGAGGGTAAAGCGGATGGCGCGCAATCAACTGCAAGCGCTGCCAACTCGCTTGCCAGAACTGCAAATAACAAAGCGGAAGCGGCAGACGGTCGAGTCACCGCCACGCAGAACGGTTTAGTCGAGACGGGTATCAATATCACGTCCCGTAAAATCGTGCTAAAGTCTAATAACGTCCTTTTCCAAAACAACGCAGGGCAGCAGACAGCCGCCATCAATGCGAACGGAAAACTTACTGCAAATGCAATCGAAGTTGGTGAGGTTGTTGCTGGAGGTTTTGCGGCTCAGAGAATCACTACCGGAAACTTGACTGTGACGGATGGGGCGGTTATCGGTGGTATGACTATTACAGGGGGAGTGTTGACCGGGAATAACATCAATATTCGAGATGGTGCAAAGATCGGTAACTTCACCATTGTATCGGGTATATTTTCCGCCCAAAATACGCCCGCAGGCATACAAATGACTCTATCTAATAATGCAGCTACTTTTGACAGTAGCGGAGTACGTGTAGAACATAATTCGGGTGGTTATGCGTTGACTACTACGGGTAACGGAAGAGTATTCCTAACAGGGTCAAATTTTTGGGTTCAGTGCAAGGATGTTGATTTTATGGGTGCACAAACATGGAAAGCCCCGGGTGTTTTTTACGCATGTACGATTTTGGCAAACGGAGCAATCGGTAAAACATGGGGGAACCCTGACTTTCGCATAACAAGAGTAACTAGAAACTCAACAGGGAGATATACTGTTAATACTACCGGTTCCAATGGGGACTACTTTGTTATGATTACAGCGTATCATCCTACAAGTTGGTTAAGTACAACAGTAGAACCATACTCAGAAGGACAGTTTACGTACAAAGTATTCGATGTAAATAACGGCATGACTGACAGCGGAGTTATTATTTATTTTTGTGGCATGGTTAGGTAGTTTAGTGTTTTAATTGACGGTAAGTTGGTTTGTACCTTCTTACCGCTTACCTTTGTACCAAACATTAATCAATTAATATAAAATTATGGAAAAGAAAAGTTTAGATTTTGATTTAAAGTCAGTAGTTTACACGAAAGAAACAAAAGTGATGGACTACCATTTCGAGACGGAAAACGGCAAGTACGTAGGTCAATTAACAACGGTATCGACAGAGCCGGACAAGTACAACATTACCCACTGTACGGCTGATGTGTCAGAGAAACAAATGGTAGAAATGCCTGGAACTTCCGGTAGTCCAATTCTGCAAGAACAATACGTTCCGGTCGGATCGCTTGCCATCCGTGACGGTCGCTTTGAGGCAAACCAGTTTCCTCTATCTACTAAAACATCCGTCTATGTGAACGACTTTCAAAACTTCATCTTTGCGTTGACCGCACCTAAAACAGTAGAATGATGAATGTCACACAAGAACAGTTAAGGTTAATGCTTGTATCGGCAATTAGTCCGATACTTGCGTTTCTCACCCCTACGAGCGGTTTTATAACCGCCCTTGTGTTCATGTTTGGCTTTAACATTATTTGCGGCATGCGTGCCGATGGGGTTAATTTGTCGGTAAATGGTGTTCGTAGGTTCACTATGCTGAAATTCATCTCAGCCGTGCAGGAACTTATTTTATACATCCTTGTGATAACCGTTATCTTTTCGTCTGTGGCTAAGATGGGGGATCACGACGCAGCCGTTCTATCGGCAAAGACGATTACATACGTCTTTATGTACGTATATCTGTCGAACGGTTTTAAGAACCTTTGTATCAGCTACCCGGATAACAAATCTTTCCGGTTGATATACCACATTGTCCGGTTTGAGTTTAAGAGGCTGATGGGAGGGAATGCCGCAAAGATAGTCGAGGAACACGAAGAAAAGATTGAGATTGAAACTAAGTAATTAACACGGGAGGTTTAACGCCTCCCTTTAAACTTTATCAGAATGAAGTATTTTACATTAAAAGAGCTAACACGCTCAGCAACGGCAGAGGCAAAAGGTATTGATAACACGCCTACGCCGGGAGTTGAAAAGAACTTAAAGTTATTGGTAGATAATGTACTTGATAAATTACGTGAGATTTACGGCAAGCCGATCACGGTTAATTCGGGTTATCGGTGTCCGGAGTTAAACAAAGCCGTCGGAGGATCTAAAACATCCGATCACGTTAAAGGTTTTGCGGCTGATATTACCGGAGGCAGCAAGGAAGAGAACGAACGCCTTTTCAATATCATTAAGCACAATTTCCATTTCAAACAATTAATAAACGAGAAAGATTTTTCATGGGTGCATGTCTCCTACGATCCCTCTAATCTCAAAAACCAAATACTAAAGCTATGAAAATGCGATTATTTGCGCTTTTAGCGACTTTTGCTCTTTGCCTTGGCATTGTGTCGCTATTACTGATAAACGCTGATTTACGTAAGAAAAAGGCTATTGCAGAAAGAAATGTTAGCGTCCTAACAACTCAGGACGTTGCGTACCGGACGAAAGGTGGGCAAAGTGCCATGAAAGTAGAGGAATTGAATCTGACTTTAAAGCAGTACCGGAACACTATACAGGGGAAGGATAACACCATAAAAGAGCTAAGGCAGTCTATCAAGGACTTGAAAAGTCACACAAGCGTTCAAACATCAACTGAGACGCATTTTAGCGCGGATGTACGGGATAGTATTGTTATTCGCGATAGTTTGGTTATCGACACAGTGAAATGCGTAAATATGCGCTCTAAATGGCTTGATATATCCGGCTGCATAGATAGCAACGGCACTTTTGCCGGAACAACCGTTACCCGTGATAGCTTGGAGATACTTAATATAGAACATAGAAAGCGGTTTTTGTGGTTTCGACTAAAGAAGGTGAAGTATAGAGAGTTTATCGTAACAAGCAAAAACCCCTATACAGAGATAACAGGTTTTAACGTAACTACGATCATAAAGTGATAATTCCATGTTAAAACGGTTAATGCACGTTAAAGTATTTGCCACTGAGAAATATATCCGTATATTTGCAGCGTAGAAGTTATTACTAACGTCACTAACAGCGGTTATTGATTTTCATAGAATTATGTTTGTAGAATATTTGTATCACATTTTATCTTAAAATGTCGGTATGCGAATATAGACAGTTTTTAATTAGAACATTTTCACTAACTATATATATTGGGTTTTGTCATAATTACATTTTTCCCCCTCCGCTTGTGAAAGTAGAGGGGTTTTTTATTGCCTTATCCGAACACGCCTAAAAAGTTAAATTCGTGTTAAACATTAAACTTATGCTTTGATATTTAAAATATCTCCTTAACTTTGCAACATCAAAAGGAAACGAATTACTAACAATAAAACTTAGAATTATGGAAGAAAAGGAATTTATTTATTGCTTGACCGGAGAGATTAACGTATTAGGCACTGTCAAGGCTAAGACAATAAAAGGTGCTATGAAACTTATATCGGCTATTCAGAGAACGAGAATATTGAATGATCCGGAAAGAAAATCAATCTTTTGGAGTGTTTCACGTGCTGATCTTCCTTTTAAACTTGGTCGTATTGTATACACAATATGCTATCCCGATGAGTCTATTCGTTCACATGTATGCTAACAATAAAAATTTAGAATTATGGAATTAGTAAAATTTACAGAGGCAAAGAGGATAATGGAAGAAAAAGCCTTTTTGCAAAAAACGCTTAAAAGGTTTCATTCCGGCTATCTTAGTAGAACAGATTTATATTTCAGTTCGGGAAGTAGCGTAACATTTTCAGAATGGGATGGCGAATTTTATGAAGGTTTGTGCAAAGACTTAGAAAAGTCTATAAGAGAATCTATTGAAAAACGTATTGGGCATCTTGAATCTAAATTTGATAAACTATGATACGATCATTTAGTAAGTCGGGTTCAACATCTATGCTGACAGATAAGGAAAAAGCGTTTAGTCGCTACTGCCTAACTAACAAGGAAGTTTCATACAACTTAATGCGTATAGAAATGGCAGTTGTTCAAATGTCGTATTACGGCAACCGTTCATCGGACGTTACGTTAACAACCGATAGTTCTGAGGTTTTGGATGCAATTTATACAGTCCTAGCAAACGAAGGGTTTAAATACTCTTTCAATTTACCTAATAAAGTATTAACCATAAGTATTTTTTAATTTAAAATTTAATCAAAATGAAAGAAGAAGTAAAATTGTTCAGAGCGTTAATTATTGTTTTTGTGTTGCTTGTGTTCACCTTCGTGTTAACTTCATGCAGTGATGATAGCGACAATGTGTATCAAACAGAATATTCTATTGATGTTCCGGAGTGGCAAACTGTTTATGTGAATGGTGAGGTTACAACATCTATATCGCCATACGTTTGGGAACATGTGGACTTATCAGATAAATGTGTTAGGGTATTCTCCGCAGGACATGTTAGTTATCACAAGGTAACGAGGGTGTCACGTGATGATTTAGGCTTTACCGTTTATTCAATAGAAAGTAGCAATAACGAACGGTTTGCATACAATAAGAATAAAGGTATATTGCAATATTGGTGCACAAGAAATGGCGTTGAAACCGTTGTTGTTTATCGTGAATTAAAGTAAGTTTCATTTTACCCTCACCCGGTGGAGGTTAACCGGGTTATTAAGTATGAAAGTAAATGTTTTATTAGAAGAGAAAAAGATTCCCTGTTTTGAAGCTAAATACGGTTTAGATGTATATAACGATAAAGGACAAAAATATACTATCGAGTTCGATAGAATGGGAAATTTAGTAGTTAGTAGCCCAAAAGGTTTGTTATTAGTAAAACCCGAATGTAACAACAAAATATCAATTAGAATTGAATGATATGAAAGAGATAAACGAAACTCAATTACAGCTATCGACTGAGGGAAAAAGACTTCCCGATATGATAAAGCAGGCGAACGATATTCACGAACTTGTTAAGCAGAAACTTTCTGAGTATAACTCAATAGAGTATACCGATGATAATATAAAGGTGGCAAAAGCCGATAGAGCCACTTTAAACAAGGCGAAAAATGGACTTAACGACAGCCGTATAAAACTGGAAAAGGCTTGGATGAAACCATTCAACGAACTAAAGGATGTTGTTAACGAAACTTGTAAGCTGATCGGTGAAGCTTCTTCACGAATAGATAGTAAGATAAAGGAAACGGAGGAAAAGGAGAAGCAAAAGAAACTTGATCAAATAATGGAGTATTTCGAGGAACACAATGAAAACCTTATATTGTTTGATTTTGCTTTCCGTCCGGAGTGGCTTAATAAGACCAAAGCACTTTCAGTTGTGAAAATGGAGATAGACGAATTATTTAAAACGGTTGACGATGATCTTAACAGACTGAAAGAGCATTTTGCGGGAGAGGCGTTTTATATTCCGGTTATCGACAAATATACGTCTACACTCGATTATAACAAGTCGTTCGACTATGGAAACCACCTAAAAGAAGCTGCAATACAAGCCGCAAACATACAGTTTGAACAGAAGGCGACAGGTAAAACGCCTCAGCAACAAAAGCCCGAAATTAAGCCCCAAAACGAGCCAAAGACGAACGAAGAAGAAGTTTATATACGAGGCTTTAAAGTTCATGTAACAAGAAAGCAGGCTTTTGCGCTTGCTGATTTTATGAATGAAAATAACATTGATTTTGAGAGCATTAAACTATAAGAGGGGTTATCACCTCTTTTTTGTTCTATTCACAAAGGTTAATTTCGTGTTAAAACTTAAAGTTTTACTTTGTGTTTTAAATTTAATCTTTATATTTGCAGTGTCAAAAGGAAACAAAGTACTAACAATTTTAAAAAACAAATATCATGGTTATAAAAACAAGGTTTAACGTTGGTGAAGAGGTAATATACGGTGCACATAAAGATCCGTTTAAAGTATCCTCTATTGACATTTACATAGATAAAAAGGGTAAGAACGTAAATTATCTCGTTCAGAGTCAATTTGGTTTTATTCGTAGGGTGAGAGAATGTGATTTAATTAAAATGCAAGTTGTATCAAGCAAGAAAGGAGGTAAAAAATGACAGTCGAAGAACTTATTAACAAACTTATGGAGGTTGAGAATAAACAGGCAGATGTTAAACTAAGCGTGAAGCTTGACAAATATTTTTCATACAATAAGGAAATAGTAGATGTTCTGCAAGAAGAAGCAACAGAGGTTTATATATTTAATTGGTAAACATATAATAATTAACAAATTATGAATACATCATTTGAAAAGAGCAAAGATACTACCGATGAATGGTACACACCGAAATACATTATAGATTCACTTGGTATATTTGATTTAGACCCATGCGCTCCTATGAAACCGCTTTATAATACTGCAAAAGTTATGTATAATAAAGAAGATGATGGGTTAACGAAAGAGTGAGATGGGCGTGTTTGGCTTAACCCTCCTTATTCGCGTCCTCTTATAGAGAAATTCATTGTTCGCATGTCTAAACATGGTAATGGAATAGCATTATTATTTAATAGATGTGATAGTAAAATGTTTCAAGATGTCATTTTTAAAACTGCTACGGGTATATTGTTTTTAAAGGGGCGTATTAAGTTTTTAACACAAGACGGTTCTATTTCGGGCAGTCCGGGTTGTGGGAGTGTATTGATTGCTTTTGGAGAAGATAATGCGGAAATACTTCGTACTTGTGGAATTGATGGAATGTTTTTTAGAATAAAATAATAGATAAATTATGAAACAGTATTTAGATTTACTTTCTTATGTTTTAAATTACGGTGAAAAGCGTGAAGACCGAACCGGAACGGGAACAATAAGTTTGTTCGGAGGTACGCAGACGGTTTATGATTTGCGTGACGGTTTCCCACTTGTAACCACAAAGAAGATGTTCATTAAGGGCATTATCCATGAACTTCTTTGGTTTATCAAGGGCGATACTAATATCAAGTATCTAACCGATAACGGTGTTCATATTTGGGATGAATGGGCAGATAAAAACGGTGATTTGGGACGAATATACGGTGCACAGTGGCGTGAATGGCGTGTTAATAGCCGGACTAAAATAGATCAGCTTAAATCAGTCATTGATATGATAAAGAATGACCCATATTCACGTAGATTAATCGTCAATTCATGGAATGTTGGCGACCTTGACAAAATGAACCTTCCTCCCTGTCATTGCTTTTATCAGTTTTACGTATCAAAGGACGGCTTTTTAGACCTGCAATTGTATCAACGTAGTGCAGATTTATTTTTGGGAGTTCCGTTCAATATATCGTCTTATTCGTTGTTGCTTGCTATGGTGGCGCAGGTTTGCGGCTTAAAGCCTCGCAGATTCATTCATACGATCGGGGACGGACATATATATTTGAATCACGTTGAACAGGTGAAAGAACAATTGAGTAGAGAGCCGTTTGCTCTTCCCAAATTGGAATTAAACCCGAATGTTCGTAATATATTCGATTTTAAGTATGAAGATATTAAGATAGTAAATTATAACTGCCATCCGGCTATAAAGGGAGAGGTTGCGGTATGAATGAAAAAGAATTTTACAGGTTTTTAGCCTATAATAAATTGGTAGATTTTGAAAGATACCTTCACATGGAATCTGTATATTATCTGAATAACTTGCTAAAGAAAACCGTTAATTCGTATTTGAGAGATTGTATATTGAACGCTATAAATCATAAATTAGCGGGATTATAATTTAAAAGGGATGTGCAACGCTTTGCCATCCCTTTTTAGTTTCTATATATCACATACCGAAACTATCGTTGCTCTATGAAACAAATCTAACAATATGTAGTAACAAGTATGAAAGTGATACAAAGGTAGGATTTTGAATCTATTCGATGGTTAAAACGATACGTTTTACATTTCATTAACAATAAAATTAAAGAATTTCTTTGCGTATTTAAAGTTTATCCTTAGCTTTGCAACATCAAAAAAGAAGTAGTAACATTAAAAACGAATAATATGCAGATTAAAAAAGATCGAAATTACAAATTGCTTGTGCAAGTTTGCAAGAATGAAGGCATTTCATTATCCTACGAAAAACTTGTTTTATTTCTTAATAAGTACATTGATGAAGACGAAGAAGATTCAGTATTCGGGTATAAAATATCTGATATTGATATTTCAATCGCCAAACATATATCAGTTGATATTTGCGGAACGCTTGCATTAAGCAATGTTATTTGCCAATTAACTTGCATCGGTGCGGGAGATTGCCCGAATTGCGGAGGTTTACTCAGATTGATAGAATCTTATCCCAAATTTAGCAAACAGTATTGCGATCGTGATTGTGAGCCGGAGAGAGAGGAAGAAAATGTATACGAATGTTTAACATGTGGAAAGGAAGTTATTTTATGAATATTGAAAACACAATGATCCGTATCAATGATGCGATTATAAGCGCACGTATGAACGGCAAAAAGATTACGAAAAAGGATATTGCGGCTTTGCTGTGGAAGGACTCAAAGCAAAGAACGCAGGCGGTAAACATGTCTGCCTTGTGTAATCACAAAACCCAAACTATAAAAATAGAGTGGGTGAAAGAGATATGCGAGGCTACCGGAGTCGATGCGAATTTCTTGTTTAATATTAACCCTAAAAAATAAAAGTTATGATTAAAAATTTGCCTAACATTCAAAACGAAATGAATGTTCAAAAGTCGAGATACAACAAGTTTGGCGGATACAATTACCGTTCGTGTGAGGATATTTTGCAAGAAGCGAAAAGGGTGTGCGAAAAATATGGATGTTATGTTATGGTTACTGACTCTATCGAATTTATCGAAGGACGTTTTTACGTGAAGGCAACCGCAAAGATTGTTGAGACTGAAACAGGATGTATTGAAACGTGTTCGGCTTTTGCACGTGAAGAAGATAGCAAAAAAGGGATGGACTCTGCGCAATTAACCGGGGCAACATCCAGTTACGCACGAAAATACGCCTTATGTGGGCTTTTTGCGATAGATGATAGCATAGACAATGATTCAATGAACGGAGAGCCGGAAACGAAAGGAAAACAGCAAAAGACATCCTCAAAACAAGCTACCAACCAAAGTAATACCGGAATCAACCCCAATTGTTTGGGTTCACTGATTGATGAAATAAAGAAAGCAACAACTTATAAACAATTGGGTGATATTCACAAGAACAACGGTCAATTTCATCAAAACAGTGAGTTTATGAACGCTTTAGTCGTCCGCAAGGCGGAACTTGAAAAGGCGGAAGCGGAAGCAAAGAAAGTATAAATAATTCGGGGGATGCGTTCCCCCAATAAAAATAAAAGCAATATGAAAGAGCTAACATTACTCCCCAAATTGGTTAATGCTGATGTAACGTATATCAGCGAAACACATGAATATTTTTCAAGCGATTTTAGAAAGCTGAGAGGGATAACGGGTTTTATCAATGATCAATTATTTCCCGGCAAACTTGACAATATACCGGATAATATTTTGAGATCGGCAACTGAGAGAGGGAAAGCGGTTCATGATGAAGTTGAGAGGATCGACAAAGAAGGTATTGAACCGGAAACGGTCTACGGAGAGAACTATTTGAATTTAAAAGCCGGAAGCGGTTTAATTCATATCGCATCTGAGTATATTCTAACTGATAACGAGTTTATCGCCTCACCGACCGATAAAGTGTATTTAGGTAGCTCTGAAAATTCAGTCATATTGGGTGACGTTAAAACTACCTATAAACTTGATTTGCTTTATCTGTCTTGGCAGCTATCAATATACGCCTATCTTTTCGAGAGACAAAACCCAAATTTGAAAGTAGAGGGACTTATCGCAATTTGGCTGAGAGGTGACAAGGATAAGGACGACATTTTCTCCGTTGAACGCATACCGGACAGCGAAATAGAATTGTTCCTTAATTGCTGTAAGAATGGCGTTCGATATGCAGATAATGCAAGCAAAGATAGCTACATAGCAAAATTGGAATCATTGCCCGCAAAAGTTGCGCATATCGAAGAAGGCGTTTACGAACTTCTTGAAATGCAAAAGAAGATAGACGAGCATTTAGGCAAGTTCAAAGAACAGTTGTTAGGTCTGATGTCTGAGGCGAAAGCTGACAATATAAAAGGGGAACTTATTTCAGTCACAAGAAAGAAAGCGTATAGCCGTGAATCACTTGATTCTAAAGCACTGAAAGAACAATATCCGGAAATATACGATCAGTTCGTTAAAACGTCAAATATTAAAGAATCAATTCAATTAAAAGCGTTATAATTATGGTTATAGATGAAAAGATAGCGAACGATATCGGTTTAGAGGCTGCTGCCGTATATTCGGAAATGATTCTTATCCTCTGCACAGGAATTTACAGAGAAAAGTTCAAAGGGTGTCGAGTAAAGCAAGTGCCTAACACTGTTTTCGTTTCGATAGCAAAGCTAAAAGAGATCATCCCGTTCATGTCTACGAAGAAGTTATATAACGCTGTAAATCGCCTCGTATCGGCTGGATACATAAGAGAGGCAAATTACAGGTTACCCGGCATGAATACGACTAAATGTTATCAGATGGTAGAGAGATAGAGCCGGTTCTGATTGTGATATGCACCCCACTTGCAAGCGTTGTGAGTGGGGTGTTTTTTTCAATTGACTGATATTCATCCGGTTTATGAGCGTCAAAAATTGGATTTCCCTATTTATGTTTATGTGGTATGTCCAAAATTGGTGATACCCTTTGGGTATGCTCAAATTTGAATTCGCTCTAATTATCAGACAGTTGCGAATAATTAAATGTTAAAGTCGAAAATAACAATGTTTTTGTTTGCAATCAAAACTATTTATCATATCTTTGCAGAGTCAAATAAAAAAACAGTATACAACATGAATTTAGAGAATCTTTTTAAAATTAAAAATGTCGCTGATTATATGCGTTGTAGCCCAACGTGGGTGATGAAGTTAATTAAAGCAGGTAAATTGGAACATGTTAAAATTGACGGTGCGTATTTCGTTGTTCTTACAGGTGAGGAACTTGAAAAATACAAGGAGTTTAGAAAGGAGTTTAACGAATTGTTAGGCAAATAATAATAGTATTAACGTTAAAAATTAAATTTTATGTCAGAGATTAAAGTATTTGAAAATTCAGAGTTCGGAAAAGTTAGAGTATCAGTAGTTAACGGTGAACCGATGTTTTGTTTGTCTGATGTAGCAAAAGCACTTGGTTATAGCAGACCAGCAGACGCAGTTTCTCAACATTGTAAGGGGGTCTCTATTTTACCGACCCCCACCGTAAACCAATACGGGGCAACTGTAATGCAGGATATAAAGTACGGGAAAGAGGGGGAAGTATATAGATTAACAATGAAATCTAAACTTCCGAATGCAGAGAAATTTCAAGACTGGGTATGCGAAGAAGTTTTGCCCTCTATTCGCAAACATGGTGCATACATGACACCGGAAACAATAGAGAAAACTCTAACATCACCTGACTTTATTATCCAGTTGGCTACACAGTTGAAAAACGAGCAGGAAAAGAGAAAGCAAGCGGAGGCGAAGATCGAAGCTGACAAACCGAAAGTTCTATTCAGCGAAGCCGTCGAAGCATCTAAGAAGTCTATTCTTATCCGTGAACTGGCAAAAATAATCACTCAAAACGGTTATCAGATCGGAGAAAAGCAACTGTATGAACGCCTCAGAAAAGCTGGTTATCTTTGCAGCGTAGGAGAGTCACGCAATCAGCCGTCTCAAGCATACATGAACATGGGTCTGTTTGAGATTAAGAAACGTATTGTGATGGATGGTTCAGAATCTAAGGTCTATAATACAACGGTTGTCACTCCGAAAGGAGTAAGGTATTTTGTTAATAAATTTTTAGGTAAGAAGTAAATAACATGGCAGGGTAATACCCGCCTATAAAAACGAATATTATGATACATTGTTTTGATGATAAAATAGCAAAGGAACTGGGTATAGAAGCTGCATGTGTCTTGCACAATTTTGCATTTTGGATAAATAAGAATATAGCAGATAATCACAATTATTTTGAGGGCAGATATTGGACTTATAACACAAGGGAAGCGTTATCTAAACTACTCCCGTATATGAGTCAATCTAAGATATATAGAGTGATAGGAAAGTTGGAGGAAGAAGGCTATTTGTTGAAGGGGAATTTTAATAAATCGGGTATAGATAGAACAACGTGGTACGCATTAACAGATAAGTGTATAAAATTCCTTTTTGAGTGCGGATATACGCTTATAGGCTATTCTGAGCCGATTTTGCAAAATTGCAAAATGCAAGTTGCAGAAATGAACAATGCAAGTTGCAGAAATGAACAAACAATACCAGATAGTATATATACAGATAGTAATACTAAATCTACTAACGTAGATTATAGTATAGCCACGCGCGAAGAATCTGTTTTGTTCCCGGTTGAAAAGAAACCTTTAGCCTCAGAGATATTTGGCTTTACTGCAAAAACCTTAGATGTGACTAAGAAAGTGATAGAGCGAACAGATAGTTTTTTCGATCAGCTAACATTCCCGTTCGAGTCGGAGGAATTTAAAAAAGCCTTTTATGTGCTAATGACCCAACCAAAGTGGCGGGTAAAGACTAAGACTCTAACAGCTATGCAAGCAAACCTAAACGAGATTGCGCAATTTGAAGAAGGTTTTGCTATGCTATTGATAAATCAGAGCATATCTAAAGGATGGGCGTCACTGGTATACGAGTCAACGCCAAAACAGTATATGCAATGGCTACGGGAAAAGACGGGAGTCTCCGGAAATACACAGCCTGCAAACAATACTAAATCGTATTTTCAGAGTGACGAACAGCGCAGGATGTATCAGTCTTATTTAACGGAGGACTTTACATAACATTTTAAGGCTTAAATTTCAATTTTAATCACTAAGACAATAAAAGTATCATGTATTTGGAGAAAATCGAAAATTCGGGCGGAAAATTAGCAAAATACGAGGGTTGCGGATCGTTTATAGAGAAGAACCGAAAATTTTATGAAAGTGGCAACTTCGGACAGCTATCAAAAGTAGATCAAAAGATATTCCGTGATTCAACTTTGCTTTTGGTGTCCGAATGTACAGACGAAAGAAAAAGAATAGATAATTTTTCTAAGGTTCTTAACGGAGTATGTTTAGAGACTGGTTTAAAAATGCCGGATGTCCGGGATGCAGGAAGTATATTTTATGCTGTTTGTGATGTGATAGATATGTATTTCGATGATCTATCGTTCAATGAAATTCGTTTGGCATGGCGGTTACTTGCTGTTGGGGAACTCGACCCGTTTTTGCCAAAAGACAGATACGGTAGTCCGGACAAAAATCACTATGGCTCTCTTTCTATTGATTACATTTCAAAAGTCCTAAAGGCATACAAGAAAAGGAAGGTTGAAACGATGGAACGAGTTTCTAAGATTATGCCGGACGAAAAGCCAAAACCGACACCCGAACAGGAAAAGATGTTTTTGAATTTGCAGGCATACAATTTTGTTCTCGCACTTTTGAAGTATAAGTATTCGGGACGTTTCCGCATAGAGCGTGACAGGATAATAAACGAGTCTACATTTGCGTACATGGAACGATTGGGATATGATATGTCGGTAGTACCTACGTTAGCAGACAAGAAAGAAGCTTTGTTTCAATTTCAAGGTAGACCCGTAAATAGCTTTGCGCAAATTTTCGAAAAAGAGTGTATTTCGAGGTTTGGGATAGACCACGAAGCAGTTTATTTTCGTGCGGTACTGATAGCCAAGAAAAGAAAGTTATTCCAGTATTGGGATGAAATGTTAGCCTTCTCAAATGAAGGTGATAGATCAGAAGATAATATTTGGAAGTTGTATTACTACATTCAATAAAACCAAAAGTTATGAATAGAAGAAAAGTAAAAAAGAACGGTTATCGGATAAGGCTTACAAAGCCTTCCGATAAATTCGTTTATGTCTCTGACTCGTTAACATACGAAAGGAGAAAAAAGGAGGGAAAGAGATGTTATACTCTGTATTGCAAATATGCGTCTATTAACTATTTGTGTGTTTCTCGAAAACAGGCAAAATCTTTAATGAAAGGGTTCTTGTTACTATGGAAATAGATATTATTTGCGCAATAGACCCGGGTGTGTCGGCTGGTGGAATAGTGGTATATAAGCCGGGAAATAGCCTTGTTACTATCCCTATGCCACGCACGGCAAAGGGTATTTTTAACGTGTTTCAAAAAGTGAAGCGTTCCGGTAATCCTGCAATATTTATTGAGCGTCTTTCGGTTCGTGGGGGTGACTCCGGAGGCGGGAAAGAATTTAGAATAGCAACTATGTTGGAGAATTATAACTACCTTGTATGTTGTGCGCTCGTTCTTGATATTCCTTTGTTCCTATGTGCGCCTATTTCGTGGCAAAGTGGTTTAAATCTGAGGGAGAAAGGAGAGAAAGAGGAAAAGAAGGACAGAAAAGAAAAGTATCTGAATTATGCAATGAAGCAATTCCCACTTGCAAACGTGAAATTATGGAATAGTGACGCTATATGTATTTTGCGCTTCGCACAGATGAAAATGATTTGTGATATAGATTGGTTTTCAAGTAACATGCAGAACGAAAACAGCACGGAAATATCATTTTCTTCCCCTCTGTTGGACGATAGTATTAAATTCGTGGAAAGATATGCTTTCAAAAGAAAACGAGCTAAAAAACGATCTAATTGAGTCGGTGAAAGAGTTAAGAAGCGCACAGAAGCGATTTGAACGATTCGGTGAGAGATACAGAGAGAGGAAAAAAAAGGCGGAAAAGAAAGTAGATGAAATTCTGTCGGTTATCGAAGATAAGCAACTATCTATTTTCTAACAAAAGTTAAATAACGGGTATTTCGGAAAGATTTACCCGTTTTTATTTGCGTGAATTTAAAGTTTTGCTTTAATTTGCAGCGTAGAAATAAAAACAGTAGTAACAATAAAATCAATTAATTATGCAGGAAATTAACAAGAAATTAAGTGAACAGTCGGTAGGTGCGGTTTTGGATAGACCGGAGTATAGAAAAGAGCTTTCTATTTATTGGGATGGCTTAAAAGAGCAACGGGAAAAGGTATCTTTCCAAATATTGAAGAATGGAGGCATCCCTAAAAGGATAACAATAGACAGAGTTGGGAAAATGGATGCAGACCAACTTGTATCAGAATTTAAACTGATACTTGACAGAAAGAGTGAGTTGCCTGCAAGTCTGAGGTACTTTATTTCGGATGTATGCGGAAAGGTATTTATCAGTTGGTTTACAAAAGTGATCGAAGATGAAGCAAAAGAAAATAACGATACCCGGGAAGGTAACTAAAGACGGTAAGTTATCCATCTACATGGGAGAGCTTAACGAGTTTATGAAGAACAACGCAGGGAAAAATGTTATTGCGGAGTTTACAGTATTAGAACGGTCTGATTCTTCATCCTTGCGTGGATATTATTTCAAGTACGTAGTTCCACAATTTCAGAAAGGGATGTATGAAAACGGGTACAGGTGGAGTGAAGAACAGACGGAATCTTATATGCGTAGTATTTGCCCTATTACGATGGGTGAAGTTGTAGACGTTGAAACTGGTGAGTATAGAAAGGACTCAGTCAAAGTTACCGATTTAAGCAATAGCGAATTTGTCGAATACATAGACTTTTTAAAGCAGTTTGCGGCAGAAGAACTTAGTATTTATATTGAAGAACCAAATAGATTTGTAAGATGAAAGAAAATGAAGAAATGACTTTAGAGGAAAAGTTCAATTTGATGTGCGAGGCATTAAGTATATCACCGGAGAGAATTATAGATAGGGATATTACCCGTTATGTGTCACTTCGCAGAAATTGCATTATCCATCAGCTTTACGCCTACAAAAATCACGGTTTACCCGAATTGATAGGTCGCACGAAGGTTTTAATTATGAAAGCGCATGAACGTTTTCAAGGCGAATTAGATGTGAAAGATATGACTGCCGTAGAATTTGTCCGGCTTATAGACGAACGACTACAAAAGTATATTGATGGCGAAGAAGATTAAGAATCTTGTTCTTGTTCATTGCACGGAGTGTATGTTCAGTTCAGATCACCATAATTTGATTTGCTATTGCAAAAAGAGAGATAAAAAGTTATGCAGTTGCCCGAACATTGGGCGGGTCTGTGAGTTTTACATTAAAAAATAAAGTATCATGTTAAAAGACAATTTTGAATTAAAGAGAGTTAAGTTCTTGAATAACGGTTTAGAGGTTGATTACAATGATTGCCGTTTGGTTGATGGTGAAGAAACAAAGACGTTTCACAAGGTAAAATGCCCCGAATATCCGCATAGAGATTTAGGAATTGCGGCAAATGAGCTTCGTTCATACATCGTTGAATTGATGGGAATAATGAATTTTAGGAACATCACCTATTTGTCTGATTTGGCAAAACAAGACAATGAGTTAAGTAGGCAATTCGATGAATATTTTGAAACGCTTGCCACCCGTATAGCGATTAGCGAGATAGTTTACGATCCCGAAAAGAATACAATCGTTTTCAAATACATTTTCACAGGCGTAGATTTATCCCGGTTGAAAATGCAAACGAGCAAAATTATGTTGGACGGTGAGGGGTTGAAATTTGAAATAGCACTACAAGAAGATTTTGAAGCACTGAAAGATGAAATTTTCAAGTATCTTTTTGAGAATAAGCGTGCACAATTGGAGTTATTCGGTGAGACGGCAACGGCAGAACCGGATGACAGTTTGACGCCCGATGATGATTTAGAAGGTGACGATACGTTTTTTGATGATGAAGAAGCAGAACAGCCGGAGTTGGTCGAAGAAGATGTACACGATTGATACGTTTGAGGAAATAGATTATTGTTTAATCAGGGGGTATAACCCATTGCTATTCAATAATAATTTCGATATTGAACCTAAAACAAGGTATGAATATTTAAAGCGGATGTTCGGGGATGGTCACGGACAGAGGGAAAATGAACGTTTCTTCCGGTATATGTGGGATATTAAGCCTCACTATTGTGAAGAATGTTTAAAGCCGTTGACAGGGTACTCAGCCGTTTATATTAGCCATATTATAACGAGGGGATCGAACCCAATGATTGCGCATGATCCTCGTAATATAAACATACTTTGTTTCAACTGCCACAATCGTTGGGAACACGCTAATACCCGCAAGGGGATGCGGATATATCAAAGTAATTTAGAAAAAATAAAAGTCCTCAAAAGGGACAGTTTAAAACTGCAAAAGAAATGAAATTAGTAAAATTTGTAAATAGGTCGGGAAATAAATTTATGATTAACCCTAAATCGGTTGAATCAATAGTTCAACATGAAGATGATTGGGTGTGTATTAACGTAATAGGTTGCGATACTCCGTATATAGTTAAAGGCTCGATTGAAGATGTTAACAAAGCACTAAACGAAAGTAGCAAGGTTGATTCAATAGCCGGACTTATGGTTATCGTCTTTATTGGAATTTACATATTATCAACATTAGCAAATTTATTATCGTAATGAACTTAAACAAAATCGAATTGATCGGGCGTGTTTGCGCTGATCCGCAAGTAAAAACCTTCGATAACGGAGGGAAAGTATGTAATCTTTCTATCGCAACGAACGAAAGGGCATATAAAACGAGTAACGGGATCGAAGTTCCGGAAAAAACAGACTTTCATAATGTAACATTCAAAGGTAAATTGGCTGAGATTTGCGGGCAGTATGTTACCAAGGGAATGGAGTTATACGTAGAAGGTAGTTTGCACTATCGAAAATATACCGACTCCAATAACGTTGAAAGAACTATTTCTGAGATCGTTGTTAGGTCTATGCAGATGGGAAGAAAAGCGGGTGAGGGAAACCAGCCGACAGCCGGAGGCAACGGAAACCAACAGCCGCCAACCGGAGGTTATAGCGGTCAACAGCAACCGCCTCAGCAGATGTTTACTCAAAATGATGATTTGCCGTTTTAAGGTGATTTCTAAATTGGGGATGTATATTGCATCCCCTTTTTGTGTTAAATACATGTTAAAACTTAAACTTTAGATTGCAATATTAAATCTTATCCTTATATTTGCAGTGTCAAAAGGAAACAAATTACTAACATTTAAAAATAAATATTATGGCAACAATGACATCAAAACAATTTTGTGAGAGACTGCATGGAATGTATCGCTTACTTAGTAGAAATGAGTTCGGATATGTTCGGTGTTCAAACGATAGTTTTTCTTGCGGACATAGAAAGGAGAATACCGTTTTAACCAATGCACTTATTAAGGCTTGCGATAATCACCAATTTCCTTATAAGATCGAGGAAAACGAATATTTTATCATTTTCGTAGTAAAATTTAAATAACAATAGTGGTAGAAATACCGCTTTAAACTTATAGTTATGGAAAGAAGAAGATTATCCGGTCAGTACAAAATAGCAATGTACAAAAACATAGGGAATGATACGTTTAAGGGAGTGGTAAGAACGGTAACAGGTTTCATGTATCAGTGTGGCGCATATCAGTATTTTACTTATTGGGAGAATGACAATAAAATATCTGTTACAGAATCAAGTACAGGTTTTCGTGCAATGTCTTTGGATGTTGAAAAGGGAGAAACACCTAAAACTACGCATGATAGGATAGTTGATAAGTTGAAAGGTTTTGATCCGTCTTTAGCAAACTGGAATAGTGCTAAAGAGATGATGAAGAAATATAATATTCCCTATCCTCTTAATGAATGGATCGTAGGACTAAAAGATATAAACAATGAGTAAAACAAAAGATAATTCAACTAAGTTTGAAAGGGATAAGGCGAGATTCTTGTATTTGAGGAAAAGAAATGCACGTTATTATAAGTTGATGTGTGAGCGTTTTTCTAACTTTGAATTTAAAGAACATGTATACAATGAAATATTGAACAAAGAACCAACGCGGGAAAACGTAAAGGAGGAACTTATACGCGATAAGGTGTCAAAAATGATAGTCAAAGACGCTATGTTTAAAATAGATAAAAGTTCGATAAATGCGATTGTTGGGAGGGATAAATATGAATGAAGAATTAGAGAAAGCAAGATCGGTAAGTAACGAGGTTATTTCGGAAACTATCAGAAAATCGACTGATAATATAAAGGCAATGGAGGACGATTTCAGATTAGTAAGAAAGAAGTTGCGGAAAATTGGCGATCGAATAAAATTTGAGAGAAAGAAACTTGATATATACAACGAAGAAATAAAAAGGAGGTCTAAGTATGGAATTTGGTAACTTACTGTTAGATATATTGAGATTCAACCGTGAAATGTTGGACGCTAAACTTTCGGAAATATCCACTAAGGAGAAAGAGATAAGAGTTCTAAAGAAAGAAGTTTCCGGTATAATGGAACATATATCAAAATTGGAAAGTACGTTAAATCATGGAGAGCATTATTATTGCGGTGCTTGCTGCTATCTTGAAAGTAAATGTAATAAGGGAAAATATAAGTGTCTTGAAACCGGAGAATACAAGAAATATCACTGTAAAGCGTGTGAGAAATTTAGAGATTTACCATTTTAATAACTAATTATAAATTAAATATTATGATTGATTTTAATCAAAAAAGCATATCTTTAACTAAAGAGTGTACAGAACAACATGAAAAAATGAAGGCAAAAGGTTTTTATGACTCAGAGGTTTTTGAGTGTAAAAAATGGGCGTTGATAGTGTCTGAGTTCTGCGAAGCTATGGAGGCGGAAAGAAAAGGCAAAGTTATAGAAAACGATGTATATGACATTGCTCTGAATGAGCTATCAGAGATAGGCTTTGAGTTGTATTTTAAGAAATGGGTAAAGGATACAGTTAGCGATGAACTCGCAGACGTGTTTATCCGGTGTATGGACGCAATAGGACATTCTATTGATAAAATTGCGTGCCCTTCCGAAATTTTTGTTTTCCAAAGTATGGTTAGCGATCATTTCAATAGGTTATTGTATTTTGAAAAATCTATTTCATCAATTGTTTATTATGCCATTCAATTTGTACCGAAATCTTTATTTGGCAAATCGTGCATTATCGAGTATACTAACATGATGGCAATAACCATTGCAGCCGCAAAACTTTATAACATAGACCTATCTAAAGCAATAGAGGCAAAGATAAGATATAACGAGTTGAGAGGTCAAAAACATGGGAAACAATATTAATTCATTATGGAAGAAAAAATTATTGATTTAGCAAGAAGAAGCGTTTATTATGGTGATCCGGAAGGTTACCAAGTTGGGGGATGCCATTACAAGGCATCCGGCATGCAACTTTCTGAGTTTTTAGAAAGTAATAAAGTTGGTTTCTTGGAGGGGAACGCAATGAAATATGTGTTTAGGCACGATAAGAAGAACAAAGAAGAAGATTTGCTAAAGGCTATTCAGTATATCAAATTGATTCTAAAATACAAATATGGTAAATTCTTAGTAGGTGATATTCTGTTGAGTGAAGAAGAATATAGAAAACTGGATGAGCTTATCGAGAAACAAAATACGATTGAACTTGATACTACTTTTATCAGAAATGCGTTAAAAACCGCATCAATCAGCGCAAACAAAATATCGGGAGAAAAAGCAAACTTGTATGTTGCAAAGCTAAGAGAGGTTAAAGCCGAATATATCGAAAATTTCGTTTTATCGGATATACAAAAACACAGGCTTTTAGATATGGGTCTACAATGGATAAGAAATAGCACGTATTGCCTTAATTTTACGGCAAAAAATGGAGATATGATATGTGTTAAGCCTGGGCAATATATTGTGTTGTTTGAAGAAGGTAAATATAGAGTGTTCTCAAAAGAAAGGTTTGAATTTCTTTTTCAACCGAAATACTAATAAAAATAAATAATGATAGGTCACGTTGCAAATATAGCAGCGTGACTTTATTTTTATATTATCTATAATAGTGTTATTTTTGCGCATATTGAAAGATTATATAATTTGTAGTACAATATACCGAATAGAAATTATAACTTAAAAATACGTCTTAAAATGGATAAAAAAATAGGTTCAATGAAAAGAGGGCAGGGAAGGCACAGCCGGACGGACGAACAGACTGAAAGAGATCGTTCCTTTGCCTCTGATTTGTTTTTGAAAGGTTATTCTTATAGAAGAATAGCAGAAGCGATTAACGAGCGAAATAAGGCGGATGAAGTGCCGTATACCGTGACTTATCAAACAGTGTATAATGATATTCAGTTTTGCCTGACTCAGTGGAAAAGAGAACAGTTCGATAATATAGATCAGTATATTACGCAGGAGCTCCAATCTTTGGATAATGTAGCCCGTGAAGCGTGGGAAGAGTGGGAAAAGTCTAAGCGCCCCAAATGTAAGACAAAGTATATTTTAGGGAAGGCAAAAGAGGTACAAAAGGAAACGACAACGGGTGATCCTTCTTTTTTGAATGTAGTTCTCAACGTGCAGCAAAGAAAAGCAAGGTTATTGGGATATGATTCTCCGCTATGTATAAACTTGGTAGGAGACAAAGAAAAGGAAAAGCCTAAATACGATTTTTCGGATGTTCCGGAGGACGTTTTAGAACAATTGGCAGATTCTTTGCAAAATACGGAGGGTAAAAAGTGAAAAAAGTAAATGAAATACCACCAGTTGAGATTGTGAAGCATGTTGCGAGGAAGAAGTTTAAGAACTATGCGAAATTCATAGATGATAAAATAGTTCTGAGTCAGTTTCACAAAACATACTACGAGATTCTCGATAGGTTTGCACATGGTAAGATCAAAAAACTGATCGTTACAGTGCCCCCACAAACTGGAAAAGAATTAAGTGATAGTACATTAGTACCTACACCAACAGGCTTTAAAAGGCATGGAGATTTAAAAGTAGGTGATTATGTGTTGGGCAGATTCGGACAACCTGTTAGGGTTCTTTGGGTGTCTCCAAAGTGTCAGTCTCAGTATGTCGTTACGTTTAGTGATGGTATAAAAGTTGAATGTCATGGCAAACATGAATGGGTAGTTTATAATACCAAAAAACACGGTAGACCATTAGAAAGGCTTGAAACTGAGTATATGTATAAAATTGGTACATGTAGAGGGGAGAGAAATAAGAGAGGCTCTCGTTTTAATTTTCAAGTTGATGGAGGTGTTGTATCTCAATTTGAGAGTCAAAAAGTTCCGATTGATCCATATACTTTAGGTGCATGGTTAGGAGATGGTGATATGAATAGTGATTTAATTCATATTGGTTGCAATGATGTTTGTATAATAAATAATACTCCTTACGCATTTCACGAAAATAAAGGAAGTACAACGAGGCGTTTTTATTCAAGCGAATTGTTTTCTATTTTAAAAAAAGAGGGGTTTATCAGAAACAAACATATACCGGAGTGTTATCTATTTAACTCAGTAGATGTTCGTAAACAGATAATAGCAGGTTTAATAGACACAGATGGGACGGTATATAAAAAAAATGGACGTGTTACGATAGCTAATGCGAATAAAAACATAATAGATATGGCAAATAAAATTCTTTATAGTTTAGGGCAAAAAACAGCCATCTATGAAGAAGAGCCAAAGTTATCTACGTCCGGTATTCAAGGAAAGCTAAAGGTTTATCAATTATGTTTTAACCCTACTATCAATTTCCCTTGTAAGGTTGAAAGAAAGAAAATTGTTAGGCTTGTTAAAAATAGGCGTAGAGCCATAACAGATATAGAAAAGGTTGATAATTTGGGTTGGGGTAACTGTATACAGGTCGAAGGTGGTGTTTATTTGGTAGGTGAGACGTTTGTACCAACGCATAATAGCGAGGGTAGTAGTAGAAAGCTACCTTCTTTCCTTTTGGGGCTTAACCCGTCTTTAAAGATATTGATCGGTTCTTATGCCGCATCTCTCGCAGAGGGGTTTAATAAGGATGTACAAAGAATTATGGATACACCGGAGTATAAAAGCCTATTCCCCGACACCCGAATAATGGGAGAGGAAAAAAAAACGAGGTATCAAGCGTTTGCGAGGAATTCAAAAATGACGGAAACAATCGGGAAGGGTGGGTATATTATATCCGTTGGTCGTAATGGTAGTTTGACTGGTAAATCTGTTGATATAGCCATTTTGGACGACTTATACAAGGACCATATGGAGGCAAATTCTCCGATTATCCGGGAAGCTGCTTGGAAATGGTACACTACTGTTGTAACCACCCGTCTACACAATAACAGTCAACAACTTATTGTGTTTACGAGATGGCACAAGGACGATTTAATAGGAAGGATCGAAGATAAAGAGAATGTTATCAATGTTGAAAAGTGGGAAGATTTGGATAGTATACCGGAAGGTGCGTGGGTTAAAGTAAACTTTCCCGCTTTAAAGGTGGGAGAACCAACAGAGATTGACCCACGTTTGCCGGGTGAAGCGCTTTGGGAAGAAAAACATAGCGCTAAGAAATTGAACGCACAAAGGGAACTTGATAGAAATGAATTTGAATGTTTGAATCAAGGAAACCCGGGTAGCGCTGAGGGGACTCTATACGGTAACTTTAAAACGTACACCGATAAAAATGATTTTGGCGTGTTGATCGGAAGGGGTAACTATACGGACTGTGCTGATACCGGTAGCGACTTCCTTTGTTCTGTTTGCTATGATAAATATCAATCAAAAGAAGCGGTTTGGAATGAAAAGGAAAGGAGGTATAAGCATCTTATTTTCTGCCTTGTGACGGACGTTATTTATACGACTGAGCCAATAGAGGTCACGCAAGTAAGTGTACCCGATATGCTAAATAGAAATGATACAGATTATGCGAACATAGAAAGCAATAACGGAGGGCGCTCTTTCGCTGTTAATATAAGCCCTAAAACTAAGACTGAAATAAATTGGTTCTGTCAAAGGTTAAATAAAGAGGCTCGTATATTGTCGAACGCTGCAAACGTTACTCAGTCTATTGTTATGCCGTATGGGTGGGAGTCACGTTTCCCGAAATTCTATGAACATATAACAAATTACCTTCGTGAATTTTCAGCGAACAAGCACGATGATGCGGCAGATGTTTTAACTGGCATAGTCGAGAAAGAAGTTATTCCAACTATATATCAAAAAAGAAGAGGAATAAGGGTTATAAACTGATAAAGTAGGAAAATGTATCAGACTTTCAAGTTTATACGGTATATTTGCAAAGTAAAATCAATTGTTTAACTAAATTTTTATAATTATGTTGTATTGTGATTGTCCTTTAGGAGCAGCACTTCCGGATATTCCCGCATTTAGCTGTCCCGACAATTTCGGGCAAGTTCAAAAACTTGCTTTTCAGAGACTCGAAAAAACGGCAGGAACTGCAAATACTATGACTGCAGAAAGTATCACAAAGTTGGCTACATGGACTCCTTTACTGTCAGCAACAAACGGTACTAAAGTAGTAGTTACGCCTTATATTTACGAGCCGACAGTAGAGGCGGGCGCTGCCCTTACTTATGGAGGTGGAAACGCAACTCCCGGAGGTATTGTAGAAATTTTGGGGTCGGAGTCGACACCGTTTACGGCTTCGTTCAAGAAGTTGCCGCAAACCATTATCAAAGCTATGAAAGCGTTGATGTGTGAAGCGGGTCAAATTGGTGTTTTCCTTATCAACGGTAACGGACAAATTGCTTGTGATAAGACGGGGGGGGATTTGCACGGTTTCCCGGTTTGGTCGCTGTTTATCGGTGATAAGACTATCGGAGGTTTGGAAGCTCCGGATAGCAATGCTATTACGTGGAACTTCATGCCTAATTGGTCGGACAACTTCACTATCGTGAAACCTGAGTTTAACCCTCTGACTCAGTTAGTGTCTTCTGCGGGTGTAGGCGGATGATAGCTAAAAAAACGTATATTTCCCTCAGTTGTGAAGAACTGGGGGAAACTCGTTTATTCGATATTGAACACGCTGAGAGACTTTTGGGAATGGTTAATAATGGAGGGTGGCATATACCGGAGGACTCAGAATTTAAATTAAATGAAAATGGGAAAATCATTAGACGAAATAAGGGAGATATACAGACATCCGGAGGGGATAAGTCAGATAGCGAAAGCAAAGGAACACGAAGAAAGAATAGCGTTTCACACACGGGTGAGAACGAGCGATGATCGTAATAAGCCAGTAATTGACTTTCTTTCTAAGGTTAAGGCGTGGATAGCGAAAGATAAATATGATATTTTCCTATCTATGTTCCATTTCCCGGTTAAAACAAATGGTGTTACTTCTGAGATATTCGACAAACTGAGCCGTGTTTTCGATGGTAGGAATCCGGTTTATAACTATCAGTTTAAATCATCTGAGGATCGGGATGACTGGGAGTATTACAGAAAGGATGTTTTAAAAGAACCTTCGGTTTGGAGTACGGACGGTTGGGATAATTTCAAGCATAGAATTAACTCTGTTTTGGTCGTTGATATGCCGGAGGTACAGGTAGGAGAAAAACCAGAGCCGTATTTTTTTTGGTTGCCTATTGCAAACGTACTTTCTTATCGCACATGTGGGAAAGACTGTAATTTGATGGCTTATATCATGTACGTAACGGACGAAAATAAGATCGTCTATATTGATGAAGAACGTTATGTGAGATTTGATAAAACGAGGGAAAACGACTTGATTTTAGAGGTAGACAATATGCACGATTTGGGCTATTGTCCGGCTCGTTTCTTTTGGTCTGACTCTATATCATTGAGTGAACCCGACATTAAAATAAGCCCTATAACGAGCGAACTCGACTCTTTCGACTGGTATCTTTATTATTCCACTGCAAAGAAGCATTTAGATTTATACGCGTCTTATCCTATTTATTCAGGTTATGAACGTGATTGTCACTATGAGTCACACGATGGCAAAGAACGGTGCGATGATGGTTTTTTAAAGAACGAAAAAAACGAGTGGATCACAGGTGCAGACGGAAAACCGATGGCGTGCCCGATTTGCTCAAGCAAGCGGTTGAGGGGCGCAGGCTCTTATGTTGAGATACCCATCCCGGACGAAATACACAACGTCCCCGACTTGAAAAACCCGATCACTATGCTATCTGCTGATACCGGATCACTCGAATATAACGTAAACGAGGAAAAGAGGCTGAGAGAGGAACTTGTAAGATCGGTAACTGGTGGAGAAGGGGAGTTAAATAGGTCTGAGGCTATTAACGAAAAGCAAGTTAAAGCGGGTTTTGAGTCCTTGACTACTAAACTAAACAGAATCAAACGAGGCTTCGAGGAAGCGCAAACATTCGTAGACTCTACTATCTGTTTACTCCGTTATGGTGATAGCTTTGTTTCTTGCAATATTAATTACGGTACTGAGTTCTATATCTATACACCGGAAGAGCTTTCAGAGCGTTATAAGATCATGAAGGAAACCGGAGCATCCGAGGCGGAACTTGATGCTCTAAGGCAACAGATAATAGAAACGGAGTACCGGAACGATCCTACACAGATGCAAAGGCTATTAATCCTTAACGAGATAGAGCCTTATTCACACTTAACGAGAGAAGAAGCAGTAAATCTGTATAAAGAAAACGTTATAAGTGAGGAAGATTTGCGAGTTAAATTAAACCTTCCTACATTTGTGCGTAGATTTGAAAGAGAGAACATGAATATCATTGAGTTCGGTTCTGCACTTGACTATAAAAAGAAAATTGAAATAATTATTAACACTTTAAAAAAGTACGCAAATGGTTTACAGAACGTATCAGTTAGACCAACTGAATGAAGGTAATTACGTTTGCCCACCGGATGAAGTAAAATTGTATCACGTTATTCAAGAAGTGAAAGAATTCAATCCGAAAACAGGGCAAAGAATCAGCGTCCCGGTGTTGCAAAAATACAAGCGAAAGACTTTTGAACTTGATATTTTGCCGAGACTGCCAAGATTGGGTTATACATTGAGAGTTGTTTTCGACCCGGTTAAATATGAATCTACAATTTCGGAGGCAAGACGAGCCGCAGAACTGGCAGCGAGAGCCGAGGCAAAAATGAAGGCAGACGAAGAACTGAGAGAGCAAATTAGACGTGAAGAAGCCGCAAAACTTCGTGCGGAGTTGAAGAAACAAAAAGAGAAAGGAGAAAAGTAATGTTAACAGTAGATTTGCTTAGACAGAATAAAGCGTTATCGGAGCTATCGGATGAAGTTCTTAACGCTATTTCGGAACTTTCAAAAAACGATGAAGCGCAGACGGTTGCGGCAAAGTTGAGAGAAACCGAAAATAGTATTGCTACTCAAATGAAGGAGGCTTTCGGTATTGAAGGTGTAACCGATCTCGATTTGAAAACCGCAATTGAGTTTGGCAAAACAAAACTTTCTAAATCTGATACCTCAGCTTTTGAAAAACAGATTAACGATCTGAAAGAAGAACTAAAAGCTGAGAAAGCTAAAAAGGGAGGCGACCGGGATACTGATAAAATCAATCAGCTTACTGCCGAACTAAACGACACCAAGCAAAAATTTGCTGAGTTGAACAACCAACTTTCAGAGAAGGAAAAGGAGTTTAACGGTAAGTTGAACGATTACAAGATCACTTCTTACATTTCAAGCGCTATGCAGGGGATGAAGTTTAAGAAAGATATTTCAGAGCCAGTTCTAAACGTTGTGAAGCAACAGGCGGTTAACTTGCTTAAAACTCAATTCTCACCAACTTTGCAAGGTGACGAAGGTTCTGAAAGTCTTATCTTCATGAAAGACGGTGTTCCTTACAACAACCCTGCAAACAGTCTGAAACCGTTTACCGCATCAGAACTTCTGTCTCAACAGTTTGAGCAGTTCGGTGTGCTTGACAAAGGTAGACAGGCAGGAGGTGCGGGTAGTTCCGGAGGCGGACAGGGTAACGGTAGCTTGCTTGATTTAAGCGGTTGCAAAACCAAAGTAGAGGCAAACAAGGTTGCGCAGGAGTATTTAGCTAAGAAAGGTTATACAAGCGAGTCGGAAGAGTATCAAACGGAGCTTGATAAAATTTGGGTTGAAAACAAGATCGCAGATTTGCCAACAGAATAACCAAAGAGGGGGTTAAACCCCTCACAATATAAACTTTAAAACAATAGATTTATGTCGTTAATTGCTACAAGAACACAGGAGTTCAGATTAAAGAACCCTAACATTGACAAAAACATGGCTCGCATGACCGAATGGGGTGCGTATGACTTCTTTTTGTCTCAAACAAATGCGATAGACTCAATGCTTTCCGATGAAACTAAGCGTAGAGCGTTTGCCTCAATGGGAAGCGATATTAAGATTCCCGTAATTGATTACGATAAAAACGTAACAGTGTCAAACGCTCGCACATGCGTTATCGCAGATGCGGAAAACACTTCACGTTTGATCGGTGTAACTTGGAAAACCTACGCTTTCGGCTTCACTATGACACCGAACATGTATTCAAACAACGAAATCGATTACCAACAGGACTGGAACAGAAAGCTACAAAAGCACATCCGTAAGTTCATGGATACCGTTGATAAGGACGCTATTGCGGCTTTGGAGGCAAACAAAACGCAAGTGTTCGGAAACTTGCTGTATTACGCAAAAGAAGGTAATGATGTGCAAGTGAAATTCACTCAGCGCAACGACATCCTCAGCGACTTGCACCCGATGTTCCGTGCAAACGACTATTCCGGTCTACTTCATATCATTGGAGACACTGGCGTAGACTCAATGTTGCGTAAACTGGAACAGCACGGTTTGTACAATGACGTTAACAAACAGTTGGAGTATGCAAACAAAGTGTTCCATTTCACCAACAACATGACTTTAGAGCCGGAGAGCTTCGCTCAGATGTACGCTGTTGAGTCGGGTAACGTTGGTTTGTTGACCCGTGTAGACCGTGCAGCCTACAATAATACTAAGTCGGGCACGCATGAATTTGGAAAAGTTGTTCTTCCTTATTTCGGTAAAGAGGTTGGAACACACTACTACGAAGAAGTGGGCGATCAGTCAGCTATCGCAGAAGGAGCTACTGCCGATATGACTTGTGACGTTAAACATTTCTACGGTTTCTCAGTAGATATTGCTTTCGTAGTAGCTTTTAACTCCGATCCTGCAACAATCGCTAACCCGATTATGAAGATCGAAGTAAACAAAGAAAATTCAGAATTTGGAGGTACTCCCGTTTACATCACGAATGCGTCTCAAATCGGTGGAGGTTCTCCGGCTGGCGAATTATCTGTTAACCTTTCTAAAATCGGAGGTAGTCCGGTTGCTGAATCTGCTTTGAAAGTAGATTTGGATAAAGTCAAAGGTACAGCGGTTTCGGCTACTGGTGGCGTAGTTGGTGTTAAAGTCAATGCGCAGGCTGCAAATCTTAATGTTGAGGTGAAGAACTCAACAGATTCACCCGTTAACACAAAGGAAGTTCCGGGAGCGTAACGAGAAAGTAAACTAAGTATTAACAAAGGGAGGGGGACAAAATCCCTTCCCTTTTTTAATTTATAACCATGTACAGATTAAAGGATATACAAAAAGAACTTGCCACGCTCGTAGGATGGCGGCAGTCGTACGATAGAGACGCTAAGATAGACGAAAGTTTAACGGTGTCCGATAGTGGTGTTATGTTTCAAGACGTTCACCCGCTTGTGACGCTAAGAAACATTGAATCTATTATGCCACTTGATTACTATTTACGTTATCCGGAGTATCGGGATACCGACACTTATAAGCCGGGTGACAAGGTAGTTTACGGCAAGGACGTGTTAACGCTTCGTCCGGACGTATGGGAGGCAATAACAGAGAATGTTGGTGTAGAGCCTTCCGATGGTGATAACTGGAAACGGTACAACCCACTAAGCGATTATTTACGTGAATTGAACGAAAGAGCGATCACCAATACCGTTACTCGCTTCATCAATGAAAAGTTGATTGCAGGGGAAACAAAGACGCTTTTAGAGCGTACAAACTTCTTCGATGGTTCGGGTAAGATAAATAACGAGATTGACCCTACCGATAGCATTGTAGGATATGAAATATTGCCAGTCCGTTCTATGGGGGTAACAACCAAGATCGAAAAGATAGGTTTGCAGTTTAACAAGCCGGGAAAGGTAAAACTTTACCTTATGCACACCTCACAGGTAGACCCGATTAAGACGTTTGATTTGAATTATACTAAAAATGGTTCTTACCAATGGTTCGATGTCGGAAGCGATGTGTCACTCCCTTATATGTCTGGGGAAACTTCACCCGGTGGCTTGTGGTACTTGTGTTACGATCAAAAAGAATTGCCGTTGGGGATGTATGCTATAAACGTCTCTAAGGACTTTTCACGTGACCCGTGCGGTACTTGTAATATCGGAAGCGTGCAGGCGTGGAGAGAGCTAACAAAGTATATCAGAGTGTCACCGTATAGAGTTGACTCTACGCAGTCGGAGGATGGCGTAAAGATGTGGAATATAGAAATGAACATGTATACGTCTGCAATCTGCTACGGCTTGAACGTTCAACTATCGGTAGGATGTGATATAACCGACTTTATCATTCAGTCTAAGTATGCCTTCACGCATGCCGTTTCTCTGCAAATGGCTTCTTATGTGTTGCGGGAACTTGCATTAAATCCGAACGTTCGGCAAAATGCCAATCAATTGAATATCGACCGTGAAACGCTATTGTACGAAGTTGACGGAAACTCACAGGGACGTGCGCAGGGTATCGGATACGAACTAAAGAAGGCTTTTGAGGCTCTTTCTATTGATACAAAAGGGATGGATAGAATATGCCTTTCTTGCCGGAACAACGGGATAAGATTTAAAGCAACATGATAAGCGGTCTAATAGATAAGTTTAAAAAGGTAGGTGAGGAACTCGACACCGGAGAGATAGCAAAAAAGATTGTGCGTGACAATGATAATATACTTATTGACATGAACGCACAAGATCAGCTATACGCCAAGGGTGTTAACCGTTTGGGCGTTCGTATAGACGAATACCAACCCTACCGACCCTTAACTATACAGGTCAAAATAGAAAAGAGGCAACCGTATGACCGGGTGACGCTTAAAGACACAGGGGAGTTTTACGACTCTTTTTATGTTGAGACGGCAGAAGATCGGTTTTACATAAAAGCCTCAGACGAAAAAGCTAATTGGCTTATCAAAAAATACGGTGCTGAAATTTTCGGGTTAACAAATGATTCACTTGCTGAGTTTATTAACGATTATGTGAAGGACGAAGCATATAACAGAGTAAAGGAGATATTAAATGAACGATAGAGCTATAATTAGACCAAATGCGGCACTTTTCGATAAAACGATAGCCGATGTACAGGTAAGCCTAACAAAATCGCTTAAATGGCTTAATTTCGCTTTCGGGAACGTGGTTAAATTGGTAGAGAGAAACGAGAGGGGGAAATTTGTTACCCCATCAGTGTATTTTAAGGGAAATGATTATTTGCGCTTAGAGCCGGACGATAAGCGGGGTAACGTTTGCTTTTTCTACATGCACGACTCACAAGATTACGAAGGGGGAGACTCTTTATCTGGATTTGGCGATCTGAGGGGGACGGTTAGCATTATCTTTTGGTTCGATACCCGTAAAATCCCGGGTGCGGAATACTACAACGTGGAGTTTGTAAAGTCCGAAATACTAAGAGCCTTAACGCATGAGCTTTATCTGCCATCCGGTGATATACAGGTGAGAAAGATATTCCACGACGCCAACAACGTATACAAGGAGTTTTCTATCCAAAAGACGGATAATCAATACTACGTTTATCCCTATGCGTGTTTGCGGTTTGAGTGTGATATTCATTGCGAAGAAGGGTGTTATTAAAGGGGGAGTTTCCCCCTTTTGTGTTAAATACATGTTAAAACTTAAAGTTTCGCTTGCAATATTAAATAAAGTCCTTATATTTGCAATGTCAAACAACGAAAGACCCCACAATCTAACCAAGACGCAAAAAGATTGTTGAAAGATTAAATTC